GGACCAAGCGGTGACTGTAACAGAACCTATATTTGAGGTTAATAAAGCTCCTGTTACACTAACATTAGCGTTTGCTTGTGTCACAACCGATCCAATATTAGCATTTAATTGGATTCCAGTAACTTCTACATTCGCATCTCCAAAGGCATCGCTATTACCTACATTGGAGGTTAAATTAATTCCTGTAACACTTACATTTGCATCTGCAGTAACGCTAGTATTTCCTATGTTAGATAATAGACTACTTCCCGTAACATTAACATTGGCATCCGCTGCAGTTGTTACAGAACCTGCCGTAGAAGTTAATTCTTGGCCTGATGGAAAAACATTCGCATCTCCAAAGGCATCACTATTACCTACGTTAGATGCTAAACTAATCCCTGTTAAAGTAACATTCGCATCTGCTGTTATATCTACATTGCCTGTATTAGAATTTAATTCTTGTCCTGTTGAAAATACATTTGCATCTGCAGTAATACTAACTGCTCCTATATTAGAAGTTAAAGAGGAACTAGAAACATCTACATTTGCATCTGCAGTAATAGTTACATTTTCTATATTGGTGGTTAAACTAGTTCCTATGACATCTACATTAGCTGTTCCTGTGATGGTGGAATTACCTAAATCAGTCGTTAAGCTAATTCCTGTGAGATCTACATTAGCTGTTCCTGTGATGGTCGAATCACCTAAAGCACCTGTTAAACTATTGCCTGTAACTTCAACAGTTATGCTTAAAGCAATAGAAACAGTTCCTACATTACTAGTTAAAGTAATTCCCGTGACATCTACTGGAATGGGCTCTCCCCAAGTAGCTTGGCTCCAGGTTCCTCGACCCCATCCAGTAATATCAGCCATTTAAAACCTCTTTAGCTTATTCTTAAAATAGCAGCAGAAGTCGTAAATGCAGGGAATTGAATAGTGAAGGTACCAGCTGTTGCAGTTTTATCACCACCAAAATCCAAAACAGCGACTGCGCTATCTGAGTTTGATGTGTTATAAATTAATGCACCTCTAGCTGTGATCGTTACACCTGTAAATGATCTGTCAGCAAAATCTACGATTGCTACACCAGATGCAACAGATGTTTGTTGCGATCCCACGGCTAAAGCTCCACCACCTGATGCATACTGACCAGATGCTCCGACTTCATTATCAGTTGTAAATGAAGTTGTTGATGCACCTAGAGTTGCAGATGAAGTGTATAAAGCTAGTTTAAATTTACTGCCTGTGGTTTGTGTAAAATTGTGTTTACCTTCTAGCAATTCTTTTTTGAAAGAGTTTGCTATTGCATTTGTTGTAATTGCCATTGTTAGCTCCTTTTAATTTCTTTTTATGGCGATGGAGAATCTAGGGGTATTCTAGTCACACCATCACTGTAATCATCACGTCTTCTGTATCCTTTTTGTAAAATACTAAACGTTTTCAGTTCCTCAGTATAACGGTTTTTGTAAAGATTGTACATATCCACTGGTCCTTTTAAGAAACTGTAAGCTTCCGTCATGACACCATAGAATAGTAGATTTTCAGCATAAGTAGACAAATAAGTTGTCGTATTTGAACTAGATAAATGCTGAGGTGTTTTAATATAATTAATCTGGCAAGTAAAAGCAGCGCTTGGTGCGGGAGCCACTAAAATATAAGTTGGATCCTCGTCCCAATAAGCGTAGTATTTAGGAACCCCAGTTGCAATAGAGGAAGTATCTGGAGAATACTCAGATATAAAGGTCTGGTCTCTTTTTTCTAAAAAGACTCTTGGAGTCCCTGATTGGGTAGAATCAAATACTTGAACCGCTCTTAAATATAACAAATCACCGGGTAGCACTAAATATCTGTTACCTGATGTAAATGTCGAGGTAGAATATTTACGATCTACATCCATTCCATCTACGGCTCTGGAAATAGTGAGTTCAGTGTCCGTAATAAATCCTTCAATAATAGCGTCTGTTAGTACTGTATTGGATACTTCAGTATAGTCTCTTACTTTTGTTAATAATTCAGAATAAGTTAATGCCATTATGATATCTCCACAGTTACTTTAGACAAATACATTGCTAAAGCGGGTTTAATGTTTCTAGCAGGTCTCATGCCATTTGACGAGAAGGCTGAATCACTTTGACCATCTTCAGGAAAAGCCGTTACCACCATATTTCCCCCACCAATTTGATCAGAGGGGAATCTTTGTGGTCTAACATTTCTTAAAGCTTGAGGATCCGCTCCATAAACTTTAGGTTCTAATTGAGGGTGTTTAGGCTCATATTCAGAAATATGGACAAGTGAACCATTCCACTCTTTAACCATTTCAGTATATGGAAAAGCTTGACCTGATCTATCAGATATTGCTAATGATCTTTTACCTTTTGCAAATGCTCCTGCCATTTAGTCCCTCGTTGGATAATAAGATGAAGGGGCTATAAAAACAGAAGTTCTCTGGCCGTCTTCATCTAATGCTCGTTTAAGTTCGTCTTCATAATAAAGTTTTAAAGCTTCTGTTCTTTGGGGTGAATATTTTAAAGATAAATAAAAAGCTAAACCTGAAATCATACAAGGTATAAATCTAAATGGAACATCGGCATTATTTCCATAAGCTCCTGCATCCTCAACTCGGTTAAGGGTGTAGTATTTTAAATGCGTGTAAGTAGAAGCATCGGGTGTTTGATACAAAGTAATAGTAGGTGTGGTTTGTCGGTCTACATAATATTGAGAAGGCTGTCCTTGATTACCTTTGTTAGGTAAAGCAGCATAAGTAGATCTATCAATTTTAGTTAATGAAACATCTGTGGTTGAAGATGTAATTCCAGAGGATGTTGAAATATAAGCTTCTAAAACATCATTTGTAGAAGTAGGAGTTGTGTATGTTGAAGTTCCTGCGGTTAGCGCTTGAGTTTGTAATTCTGTTTTCCAAAGATGAACTCCTCTATTTCCCCACTCGGAAAATAAAATGTTAAGTCCAACTCTAGCTTTTTTAAGATCGTATCCTGAATTTGTTTGTAGGCCACATCTTTCGTAAGCTTCTTCTACGATTTCGTCAATCGTAAGATCAAATGCTGTAGTACCGGATGTAGCCATTTAAACATAATCCTTTTTATTTTTTTGAAGCTTTTTTAGCCATGTATGCGCCTAACATAGCTTTCTTAGGTTTCATTGCCATTTTCTTTTTAGCCATTCCACCTTTTTTCATTTTACCCATTGCCATTTTTTTCTTAGGCTTTACTTTTGACATGTCCATATTAAAACACTCCTTTAAAGTTTGTTCCTTTGATAGCGATTCCGCCACCTTTCATTTTGTTTGCTTTTCCTCGTAAGATTTTAAAATCCTCACCAGAAATTTTTCCGTCTTTATTAGCGTCTAGTTTTTTTTGCTTACCTGCTAAGCCACCTTTTTTATAACCTTTACCCATACCTCTTTCAACATTGAATGGAGATTCTTCTCTTTTTTTAATTCCTTTTGCCATATCATCAACGAAAGATTTTTTACCTGTTGCATCTCTAGCCTCTACCTTTTTTATAAATCGTAAAGCTTCTTTATCTTTTGAAGTAATTTTAGGTCCACCTTTTCCTCCTAAATTTTTAGCAAATGAATCCGCTTTTTTTTGATTAATCTGTTTTGCTCTTTCGGTTAATCTATCTTGAGCAATTTTTCTATATTTTTCTTCGGCCTTACCTGCTAAGCCACCTTTTTTCATTTGAGCTGGATTTCTGTCCATTTGAATTTGTTCTACATCTCTTTGTAGTTTTCTTTGCTCAATATTTCTAAGTTCTTTTTCTGCGTTTTTAGATTGCATTTTTTGTTGTGGAGTTAATAAAAATCCACCCTTTTTCATACCTGGTAATTTATCTTGTTTCATATATTCATCCTCTCCAAATCTTCCGATATCTTTATATTTTTTTCCTGACTTTTCGTAAGCTCGCTTACGTAATTTTTTCATTGTGTCTTTTAGTCCAGGCATTATAAATATCTCATTTTTGTTTGATTTATAATACCACCATCTTTCTTTTTTGCAAAGGTAGGCACATTCTTTGGTTTAGGGCCAGTATTTTGGGCTGAGCGTTTTCTGCTTACAGCAGAGGCCTTTTCTCCTTTTGTCATCCGTGTGGCTTTTGCAAGTGGGACACACTTTGGATACTTCCGGTTTGAAGAACTTGCAGATTTTCTTCCACATTCTTGATATTTTCCACCCTTTTTTCTTGCTCCAATATCTACCCATTTTTCTGAAAACCACTTAGTTAATCCTCCTTCTTTCATCTTAGGGACACAGTTTGGAACCATACGTCCATTCTTTTTCTTCATACCTTTTTGAACGTATCCTTCCCAACATGATCCTCTTTTAGACATATTTAAACTTTGTTGTATCAATCATTCCACCATCTTTTTTACCTTTAGGCCCCCAATCTTTTCTTTTGGTTCCTGATGGATCTTTTATTTTACCCGCACATATTTTAGACGCATAAGCGTTAGCATAGGCACTTGGATAGACCTTAAATTTTCTTTTAGCGGCAGCTTTACCTCTTGGACATAATTTAGTCATGTGGCTCCTGTTTAATTTTTTTACGATTATAAACCTTCTTTGAAACTACCACACGTGGCTTATATCGTCTAGTCCGTAGGGTTTTTGCTACTGGGTTTCTTTTTGACTCTACCATCTATCCCCCTATCTTTATCTGGCCAAACGCATTTTATAACGATTTTTCCTGTATCAGACCAAATTACAATATCATGTCCGTAAGATCTAGTGTGGATCCAATGTTTTTGATAGGTAGGTAAAGTTATTAAGGTTTCGTTTTTACTAGGCATATTTTATTATTTCCTGCTTCTAGTTGTTCAAATCCCCACAATGATAATAATTTAGTTATCAGAGGCATGTCATACTTTGGATAGTCATCAAATACAAAATGAGTTCTTGGAACAGAACGATGAGCAAACCATACAGCCTCTTGAATAACGTCTTTCGTCATATGGGGACCATCAAAATGCACAAAATGAAAAGGACCAAAGTCCCAGTTCTTATTCATAAATTCTACATCTGTCATGTGATATAAATCAAATTTATGATAATCCGAAATATCTTTTAAAAGTTGAACTCGCATTGATTCTGTATAGTCACAAGTATATGCAGGTGAGTTATCATAATGTTGGTATTTTAAATTACCGTATGGATCGATTCCGATATGTCGATCAGGATTAAGGTTATCCATAATAATTTTGGATCCTAAACCTTCTCTAACTCCTATCTCACAACTTAAAATATATTTATCTTGATTTAGTCTTACGAACTCTTTTGCCCATTTTGCGAGTAGATCGTACTCTGAGCTGTCTCCTCTTATCATTTCGTGCTCCTCTTAGTTTACCATCAACTTCTTTTGCAATTTGTGCTCTAGAAATTACCATGGCGAATATACGACCTTTCCTATATTAGATCTCGTTGCTGTCAAGGATTCTTTTCTGTTGCCTTTGCCTACATAAGATACGTGAACCCAACCACTGTGGGGTCCTTCTTCTTCTTTATAAAATTCTAAAATAAGTTGATCAAAATCTAAATTTTCTTTAATGTATTTTGCTAGGGCTTTGTTATCAACACCTATCACCTGTATGTCTGCGGCTTCGCCTTTTGCATGTTGTGAATGAATTGTGCTATTAATGGCAATACAAAGTTCTGCAGATCGATACCCTGAAGATACAATGACTGGTGAATCATAATGATTACGAATGGGTTGTAAGATAGACTCGCAAAGTCTTTTTAAATTTTCAATTTGACCAGCTGTTGGGTTATTATTTATACCATTACGAGAAGCCACTTGCGAGGCTGTCATTTCAGCTAATGAAAAATTAGTTGTTAGTTTCATAAGGAGTATTTAAAAGGGTTAGCTTCAACTTCTATTTTTATTTTAAATAATTTTATTAATTTCGCCATTCGCATTCTTCGTACTCCATATTATAGTCAAATTCTTGAAAAGATCCAGCATTCATTATTTGCTCTCTATAATGATTTTTCTTATACTTTCACTACCATCTACGTTTTTTTGCATAATAGCTTTAACTTCACCACACACGAGTTGTTTATCGTTCATATTCATATTTCTTGTTGCAATTCTTTTACCTTTTAAACATTCAGACATAGACTCTTGAACACGATGCTCAATAAGTTCACCATTTAAAAACAAACATAATGCGATAACGATTTTGGTCATTAGTGCTTACCATTACCATTTGTAAATTTAATTTCTCGTGTAGAGTCTTTTAACTTTTCAACATCCTTTTTAATTTTTTCTAATTCTTTAGTATGTTGATCTAACATCACACCTGTATGCACATTATCTTCTAGTTGTTTTTGCATTTTTTCTATTTGTTTGGCCTGCCATTCTAGGAGCATGAATTGTTCTTGGTCCACGGGTTTTTGAACACTTGCTTCTAGTAAATCTTTTTCAAATAACTTGTTTCTTGTTTCTAAATTATTGAGTCTTTCAATTACAGTAAATGCAAACCATGCACCTACAACAATAGCACTAATTAAACCCAACAGGTTTTTTAACGGTAACCCGATGTTTGACTCAGTGCTTATTTTCATTAGATCCCTTTTAAATCAGGATTTATAATATTGTCTTTTGCTCTTGGTCTACTACTTCTTTCAAGAAACATCTTTTTTAATTGAACTTTTAAGTTCTTTTCTTTTTGTGTTGCAGACGCTGGTGCTTTTAAATCTTTATTATTCATAATTAGTCTCCTCCCCAATCATGGGTATCATCGTTTGTTGTACAGTGATTATACTCGTTTTCTTTTTGCTGTTCTACATCATAGAACATTTTATCTGAATCTTCAGTAATCCAATCTTTATCTTCTACAGACCATTCGGTATTTTGGACTTTATAGTCTGGCCAATTGTTTTTAACAGTATAATTAGCAACACTCCAAATGATACGATTATTAGGCTGAATAGCATAATTCCCGTTATCAAGCGCCAGTACATGTCCACACTTATGTTCTTGAGGTATTTCAGAATGCTGAGTATCCAAAATGTTACCTTCTGGATGAGCCCAATCAATGGTGAAAAGATAATGTCCTGGATAAAACTTTTTATCTTTTCCACGATACTTGCCTCTTATACCAGAAAGCCAATCAAACCTATGAATAGAAGGATAGTAACTAAAGCAATCCCACAATTGAAGCGCGTCGAGCGGCATATCGGGCACTTCGGCTCTATCATGCGATTTTTGGAAAAACGCTGAGATAGGCAAACGATAATAGACCGCCCCATTAGGCAGCATAATATGAAAGAGTGCTGCAAATCCTGACATACTTGCCATACCAAAAATAACACAGTCTTCGCTTTCTCCATGATGTTCTTGAAGGTCATATAAATATTCCTTTCTTACTTTACAATAAATTGTTGGTGTATTAACATTAAGATAAGCCATATCATATATCTATCAGACCTGTCTCACGATTTAAATACTTGTACTCAATTTTTGTAATATCAAAATCTTTTTTCATTTTCTCACATACTTCTTTTGGATCAAATTCACCACATGAATATAAATCAAATTGAATTAATGCTGGCACAGGCTCATCCCAAACATGCATAACAATATGTGAAGTTTCAATAATAGATGCTACAGTTAATCCTCTATTACCCGGTATATCAAGATATTTTGCAAAGGGACCAACAAGAGGTTTCATATTTATGAAAGTAATAAAATCTTTTAACCACGCTATACTTTTACTTTCATCTTTAGGAGGATTCATTGCCTCTGCACGGACAATAAGATGCTTATGCACTAACAAACTATTTTCCATGCTAAACTCCTATATTAGCAACGCCAGCGTCTTCTTGCTGCACAAATTCTTTTATCTGGTGTCTTACTGCAATTTACATTATGCATCTTCATTTGACCTGCTGATCTTGCGCAATAAGATTTTCTTCTTGCTGATCTTTTAGGTCCAGGATTTTTTTCTGTAACCGCAGTTTTTAATTTAGAACCAGGGTTCATTCTTCGGTATGCTTTTACACCTGCTGGTGTCATACCCGCGCCAGACTTTGTAGATCTATAATATTTACCTGATCTACGAGGCATTCCACCTTTTTTTAAAAGGATAGGGCTTGTGCCTTTAGTCTGTGCGCCCATTCTGTTCATTTAAACTCCTAGACTGATAAGTTTGGTCCTGAGTATTTATCTGTCAATAAAGTATATGCTGTAATATTTTGTTTAGTTTTACAGAAAATACCTTTTGGAAATAAAATACCGTCTTCAGGAAATGAAAAGTTAACTACATC